TAAACTCTATTAATGGTTCTACTTCTGCAAATACAGGAAATACTATATCAGTACCTTGCTTAAAATATATCTTAGTATTTGATTGCAGATATTGTGGAGTATAGTTAGGAGTTCCTACTATTCTATAATCTTCTCCTGTAGTCATTATATCATTCTTTATAGAAAGTTGTGTATCACTATCTATAGCTGTTATTGTTGTTTCTGTTGTATCTGTATCATTGTAAACTGTATCTCCTATTGCTACACTTGTTAAGAATGTTTGACCACTATCTATTAGTTTATAAGCTGTAGTCGTACCTGTAGTTGTTGAATCTACTAAAGTGTTTACTGGGTCTATTAAAGTTCTTGGATTTACTCCATCTTCAAAATATCCATAACCATCAAAAGAAAGATAATCTAAAAGCTGTGTTTCAGTTCCAACTGTTTTATTTAATGTAATGTCTGCTTCTACCCATACTCCATCTGTAGCAAAACTTGCATACTCTGTGTTTAGATAATCTCTAATAAGCTCTGTGATCTCATATATAACATAATTGTTAGAACCTATAATATCTTTGTCTATAATATATTGTGGACTTCCAGGTTTGTCTGTTGTAAAAGTTCCTGAATATATATATAAGCTCATTCTAGTTGAACTAAGTGTACCTGAAGCAGGTTCTACTTTTATATAATATGGACTTCTTGCATTTATTATTGTACTCATTCTATTGTTATTTCTATATCGTTTATAAATCCTTTAACTAAATCTTTTGGTAAATCTTTATAAGCCTTTTCAAATGGTTTAGTAAAAAATAGACTTGGTTTGATTCCCTTATTGTATATGCTTCTTGCTATTAAGAAGTTTATAGATTTTCTAGGTATGAACTTTCCACTCTTGTCTCTTGGAGCTATACCTTTTCTAACACTCCATTTATCTAATGCAGAACTAGGAGGCATTTTATCTTTATAACTAAAAGGAGTATTATATTTCTTTTTCTTTCCACTAACTCCCTTGTCTTGATACAAGCCATATTCATCCATAAGAAACTGTATGCCTATTCCTCCATTAACTGCCTTATACTTGAAATCTAAACTATTATAAAGTGCCTTAGAACTGTTCTTTTTGCCTTTAGTAAGATTAGTACGAGATTGTTGTATCACATACTTAGCAAACTTATTCAATATGTCCTTAGTTTCTTTTAACTGCATATAGTAATATCGTTTTCAATAAGTATGTCCATAGTACAAGCCCATCCTGCTAACTGATTCTCAAATCTATCAAAGAATGGTTCACAAGTAGGGTCTCCTTCTAATTGGTATTTAGTCGTATATAAGTCTCCTTTTCTAAGAACCATTACAAGTTTATTTAAAACTGCTAATTGAGTATTAAGTACATCGTGTTGGTTATCATTACCTCTAAATAAATCTGTAGTAGCTTCTTTTTCTACATCTACAATATCCATAGCCATAACAGTTATATTGAATGCTAATACCTGTTCTTGTGTACTTACACTATTAACCATAATATGACATAGAGGAAATATAGTTTGCTTAGATAAATCTATTTCTGTTATATCTCCTGTAGTTACAATATTGACGTTTGCATCATCTAACAACTGTGTTTTAATTGTTTCTGTTAGTTGATAAAACCCTCTTATTCCTTGACTCATTTTATTTTACTTTTTAATTGTTTAGCTTCAGCTTCTGCTTTGTCTTTCATAAATGATAACATCATAAAGCACTCGTGCATCTTTAACTTAGTGATATTTTCAAATCGTCTAATATCTCCCTGAGCGAGTCCGTAAATTGATTGATACCATCCCCATTTAGTTCCGAATTGAGATATTGCACTAAATTCGTTTCCTGTTTGTCCTCCAAATAATTCATCATAGCTTTCGACAAGTCGATTCCTAAATGATAAAAAAAAAGCACAGAACTTAATACTGCATCCATTGGCATATTTTGCATCTTCTCTGGATGATCTATATTATACTCCTCTATATTGTATTTTTCTGAATACTTATGTTTGATAGGTCTGTATAGAACATTCATAGCTCTATGTATATTTTCCCAATCTCCTAAGTAAGTGTCCAGGTCAATGTATTCTCCTAAACTCATCTGATCTAAGTCAGGTATGAATCCATATTCTACACCATTCATTTTAAACTTCTTTACTAGCTTAGGTTTCTGATTAAACATATCTCCAAGTATTCCTGTAATAGCATAGACATCTGCTACTTTCATTTTAAGAGCATCTGTGAGCTTTAAACCACAGAAGACTTCTATCATCTTAGAAGCTAAGAACTTTTCATCTACACTCTTTTCTTGGAGCTTTAGGAACTTCTGATATTGGTGCAGCTTGATTTCTTTTAAATCATTAGGCACATTTATTTCTACTTTCATATATATATATCGAAATTTTAGAAGCATTTTTGACATATACACAAAAAAAAAGGGTAACATTTCTGCTACCCCCTTTCCAAACAAAACAACCTTTACTTAATTATATCTGTATTGTCAACAGTATTGTTATTAGTAATGCTACTGCATAAAAGCTAAGTAGCCACCATATATTATTTTTATCTTGCTTGATGAATCTTATTATTGGTTTGAACATAATTATTTTTTTAGTAATGATTTAGTTAATTCTATTATTAATTGTTTTCTTTTTTCTACAGGCATTTCTAAAGCACTTGCAGTTATCTTTTTTATATATATCTCTTTCATTGATTCTTGATGATTCTGCAGATTGTATCTGCACAAGTCTTAGCAGATATTTCTCCTTTGTTGTGGAGCTTTAGTAATGTCTTTATTAGTTTCTTATCAGTTTGTTTCATATTATTTATAATTTCTTGCGTCTAAAACTTTTCTAACTATTTTAGAAATTGTATTATTAACATTGTTAGGTTCATTTAATAAATTATAGTAATAATTAAAAAGCTCATCATTACTCCAAGTATTGAATGTTTGTTGATTAGGTAAATTTGTTATATCGTTTTGTTTCATATTGCTAATCTACAACAATTATTTATATTATTAACAATTTTTAATAAATATTTTTTATATCCCACAATATCCTGAATCACAATCTGTAAAGTCAGATTCAAATAATTCAGTTTGTGTATCCCATTTTATTATATCATTAAAGGAAAGGTTCTTCTCTTTATACCAAACATCTTTATTATGTTTTATTCTTTCTTTTGATGCGAACCATTCTATTTTATTAGGATGTTTAGATTGCATCTTTTTAATTAGTAAAGGATTTTTATGAAAGCATCCTACACAATTATTCATCCAGGCAAATCTAACAGGTTTATCTTTCCAATACTGTTCAATAGTATCTTTATATATATTGTCTTTTATTAAAGGAAATACAGGTTTTTGCCATTCTATTATACCCCACTTGTTTCTTGTTTTTCTTTTACCTACTATAGCTTTCATTTCTAAGCATCCATTCTCATTTGTTTTAGCTAATGTTCTTTTAGCTCTACCCTGTTCATTTGCTCTGAAACCTAATCTAAACTCTGCAGGTTCTTTAATCTTTTGTCTCCACCATTCAAATATAGGTTCTAGTTTCATTTGTGTTGTGCAATATCTTCTTAATGGGTCTGGTAATGTTCCTGCAGTATCTAATACTTTGTCAAATGTTTTACCTGTTACCCAACTTATCTTCTTGCCTATGTATTGTTCTAAATCTAATATAGTATATATGATTATATCATCTTCTGCTGTAGCTATAAATGGAGCTTGTATTCTATCTTCTATTTCTTTTCTTATCTTCTCATCTTTAAATTTAGATTTATTATGTTCTATTCTTACTAATGAAAATACATTATAATCAGATTTATAATTAGCTGCAATATAAGCTGAAGTCTTTCCTCCTGATATTAAATTAATCTTTTTCATTGAATAGTATATCTACCTCTGTTAGGATTCTCTAACTGCATCATTAAACAATATCGAGCTGCATCTATACAGTCAGGATGAGTTCCTGTAGGTTTCTGTATGTTATTACCTTCTTTATCTTTAGCCCATATATATCCTTGTAGTTCTTTGATTAGATTCTTAGACCTGGAGGTTACATAGATTTCATTTTGATTTATTAGGTTGATACCATAGACTACTGAATCTCTGCCTTTAGTTACTCCTGAAATTTTATGACCATATGCTCTGATCTCACTAATACTCTTAGGTTCTGCTGAGTCTGCCCATAGATGAGTAGTTATACTATTGTCTTTTAGAAATCTACTTATGTCTCTATTAAGCATTCCTTTTTGATATAGTATCTCATCATATATGTAAGCATTGTTCCATTTGTATAATAAGATAATCGTACTAGGGTCTATGCTATATCCAAAATCTAATCCTCCACATAATAACATAGCTTCAT